TAAAAGCTGCTTGTAACTTACAAACTCAGGTTACATCAATCAACGGAACTCTCACTACACTGAATGCCAATTATACTATTGGATGTCTTACAGGAGTTACAGCATCGTCTGATACACATGATATTGTACAAGCTGTAATTACAAAACTTTGTCAGCTGGGAGTTGACTTAGCAGCACTTGCTCTTGACGTAAGTACAAACTATGTAAAGATTGCTGACCTTAACGGTTTGATTGCTGCATATCTTGCTTCTGTAGCACCAGCAGTCACTCCTTATTATACAAGAATGGTTCCGTTCACTGTAATGGAATATTATGGAGGACTTTCTGGTAACTTTGATGTTAATGGTGTAGGAATAGGACCTTGGCAACAAATCTATCTTTGTAACGGTCTTAATGGAACTCCTGACAAGAGAGGTAGAGTTGGTGTAGGTGCAATTGTAGGTGTAGGTGGTGGAGCTCTTAATCCAGCTGTAGATCCTTCTAATCCAAGCAATCCAAACTATGCTCTAAATCTTGCTACAGGTGCAAACACCGTAACATTGTCTGCTACACAGATTCCTGCTCACACGCACAGTGTAACTTTGACAGATCCTGGGCATCATCACTTCGTTGCTGGGTCAGACACATCAGCATCTACCGCTATAATAAACTCAACAACTCCTATTGCTTCTGCAGGATCCTATGGAACAAACGAACAATATGCACTTCGTCCTAGCACACTAGGTGCAACTGTAGGAAAGACAAGTACTAGTTTTACAGGAGTTAATGCAACAATAGGCTCTACAGGAGGCGGACTTTCTCATGCAAACATACAGCCTTCCATTGCTTGTTATTATATTATGTACATTCCAAATCCTTAAACTATGGCTTGCGTACCTGGTATGCCTTGTTACAACGCTGATATTGTCTACACTTACTATCCCTCTGGATGTGTATATGATGGATTCTTAGGCTATCCTATAAACTCAGATTACATCTATTATTCTGGATCAAACCTTCCAGGATCAGGAGTACAGTTTAAAGATTGTCTCACTACAGCACTTCAGAAGATAGATTCTAAAATTACACCAGTTGCTATTGTGCAATCAATGCTAGCCATTCTAAGCACCAACCCTGGATATTTGGCAGCATTGTGTTTATTGTTAACACAGTGTGCAAGTGTCACAACAAGCACAACAAGCACAACAACTACAATAGCTCCTTAAATTTATAAAAACTCTGTTTTGTTGGTTTTACAGGGTTTACCCCTGGCGTGTCTACGTTGGGGGTTTTTAATTAATCATGTTAATGTAATAATTGACAAAATTAAAATTATTTTGTATATTCAATAATATTCCCTATCTTTATGTCAATTTAACTAAACATTTCATAAATGTCTGAAAATCAATCACTTCTGATTCAACTTCAAAATTTATTGACGTGGAAGAAAAGCAAGAAGTTTTATGCAGATAAACTTGGTGTGACAGAAGAATGTGTAGATGATCTTTTGAAAGAGTTAAGAGATGTAAAACCTGTTCAAGTTTTTGAAAACAACACAGCAATATTCAAAGAAGATATTGTAAACGGAACTGGAGAAATAGTTTTAAACGTTAAAGAAGAAATAAAGTCTTTAGAAGAGCTGATTGAAAAGTCTAAAATAGATGTTTCTGTTTGGGAAATAACTAAATACGTACAAAACTATTGGGGAAACACAACCACACCTAACTGGCAAGTTAAAGCATGGTTGAGTAAAAAGAGCGAGGCAACAGTTTTCCAAAACGAATTTATTTCCTTTCTAAAGGAATATAAACCCACTCTTCCTTCCATAGGCTCCCCTAAAGTGATAAAAGATGTACCCGAAGCATCTTTGATAATAAACAAACAAGATTCACATTTTAACAAGCTTGATGTAGATGGTTCAAATAACATCAACGACAGGTTTGCAAAGATAAGAGAAAAGGTAGAAGTGATTGTTAATCAAGCTCTTGTGTCAAATCTTGTTGATACAATTTATTATGTAATAGGTTCTGATGAGTTCAATAGTGAATTTAACGGAACTACAACTAAAGGAACCCCTCAGCAAAATATATTGTCATATCATAAATCTTTTGAAAAAATATGCAATCATGAGGTTGATATGATAAACTTTTTGGCATCTAATTGTTTTTTCCTGAATGTTATTTACGTTCCTGGAAATCACGATGAATATGTAGGATGGCATTTGGTCAAATGGTTAGAAACGTATTACAAGTCAGAAGAGCACATATCTTTTGAAACTTCTCCTAAGTATAGAAAATATGTGAGCTACGGAAAGACAGCAATAATGTTCAACCATGGAGATGCAATGAAACCTGCTAAGCTTGCTGGTATATTTCCAATAGAATATAAGGACAAATGGTCAAGTCATGAGAACTTTTACATATTCACAGGAGATAAACATCATGAGGTGAGTCACGACTTTGGAGGAATTAAATTTTATCAAATTCCAGCATTTTCAAATGCTAAGAGTTCATGGGACGATAAGAATGGATATACAGGGTCAAGAGGAGAAGTGACAGGATTTCTAATAGACCATCTCTATGGAATGACGAATATATATAAACAGTATTTATAATGGCCACTCTAAGAAAATTAGTATCTGACGTAAGAAGCATGCACAAACTTTTATCAACTGATAGTTTGATAACTGATCGTGCTATTGCGTCTGAAATTAAAAACAATTCTCTTTTGTTGATAAAGAGGGAAACAAATCTTAGAAAACTTTGGGCAACAGACACACTGTTTACAACAATACCCTGCCTTGAAATGGTGGAAGTTCCCATTTCAGAATGTTGTGATTACGTAGACCCATGTACTATATCAAGGAGTAAAGAAAAGATTCCAAGAATAGCAGAAGGAAACTATCAATACATTATTCAAGGTGTCTACTCAATAAATGCAATGAGTGGTCAGGGAAAGAAACTTAAAGAAATTACAGTAAATAGATATATAAATCTTTTGAAACTTCCAATAATAAAGAAAGAAGCTTATTATTGGATAATGAATAATTATTTATATGTAAGTAATCCTCTTCTGAAAGCAATAAGAATGACTGCTTTGTTTGAAGAGGATGTTCCCAATAGCATAATGTTCTCAGAATGCTGTTGCGGAGAAAGTATAAACATTGACGAGTTTTGCAAAAATCCTTTGGATAAACCTTATTCTCTCCCAGGATATTTGCAAAGTCAGGTGCTTGAACTTACTACTAAAAAGCTACTACAAACTTACTTTAGTATTAAAACTGACATATCTGACGATGGTATAGATGGTCAGGCTCCCAATGCACCAAATCTTAAATAATGAGAACCAAGATCGATTGGAGATCGGCAAGTAGAGATAACTATATAAATTTTTGCAAGAAACATCCAGATGTAAACCTATCATTTGATGCTTGGAGGGATGTTATCTATAGATTTAACGAAGCTTTCAGAAATTACATTTTAGAAACTGGAAACAGGGAAAAGCTTCCTTTTGGATTTGGAGAGTTTTCAATAAACAAAAAGAAAAGGAAGAAACATAAAGGTGCAGAAAGTGAGTTTGTAAATCTCGCTATAGACTGGAAGAAAACCAAAGAGAAAGGGAAAGTTATTTACAATTTCAACTACCACACAGAAGGATATTTCTTTGGATGGATTTGGTTTAAAGAAACAGCAAGATTAAAAAACTGTAACTTTTGGTATTTCAAACCTTCAAGAGTTACATCAAGAATGATAGCACATTACATTAATGCTGACGAAAAATACCAACACATTTACAAAGAATGGAAGAAATAGTTTTTACAAATAGAAAGATACAAAAATGAGCTACTACTATAAATATAATTTTGTAAGCCCAGAACCAGTTTTTTCCGTTATAAAGGAAGAACTGAAAAGCTATTTTGATACAGGAGCTGTTGATGATCTTCTGTTTCCTACATACTTGGATAAGTGTCTTAGAAAACTTGGAAGAGCTACGTATGAAATTCAAGAAACTTATTTGACAATAGAAGACTTTGAAGCAAGGCTTCCTGACAACTTCTTTGCTGTAAGAGAAGCTTGGATGTGCACATATGTTGATGGTTATCCTTACAGGTCAGCAAACTCATTCTATTCACAAGCTGCTTCTCAAACAACAATACAAGTATCTCCTCTAACTGTAGGTGGTGAAGTTTGTAACAACCCTAGTTGTGTAAATCCTTCCTGCTCAGGTACGTGTATGCCTGAATTGATACAGGCTGTATACAAGACAAACAATGAGTTGAACATAGCCTACCAAAAATCATATCTACTTAAGCCAGGAAACATCTCTGTAAAAGCTCACTGCACATTAGATTGTGCAAATCTTGGAGCTTCTTCTGCAGATAGTTTTGATATAAGGGACAACAAGTTTGTAACAAATTTCAGACAAGGTATTGTTCATCTTGTATTTTATGCATACGACTATGATCAATCAGGAAATCAAATGATTCCTGATAACTACCGTATAAGAGAATATGTTGAAGCGTTTATCAAATACAAAATATTTGAAACTCTTTCTAATCAGATAAATGACGAGACATTCAATCAAGTTCAACAAAAGCTTGTTTACTATAAACAATTGTCAGATGAAGCATTTATAATGGCTGACATAGAAATAAAGAAACAAGATCCTTACGCAAAGCAAAGAAGAATCAAGCAAGATTTGAACAGGTTCAACATGTACGAACTGCCTAATAGGACAAATAGATATGGCTGGAGAAGAAACGGGTAATATTAAACTGCAACAAGCTGTTGGTAGGATAGGGCTTGACATGGATTCATCTGCAAATCAGGTGGCTCCAGGTAAGCTTTCATATGCCCTAAATGCAGCATTAGAGAACTACGACTCTAACTCAGTGAACTATCAGAATGAACCAGGAAATGAACTTTGTGTTTCATTTCCTGAAGGATATTCATTGATAGGTTCACATTTTATAAATGAATCTGGAAAACATATATTCTTTTTAACAAACGATGTAACAGGCGATTGTGAGATTGGGTATATGGATAATAACGATTGTGTTTATAAAACTTACATAAACGCACCTTGTTTGAATTTTAAAGTGAGTAGCCCTATTCATAAGGTTGTTCATAAAATTACAAACTGTACCACTGAAATCTATTGGACAGATGGTTTAAATCCTAGAAGGTTTCTAGATTTAAATAACCCACCATACACTACATCTACAGGAGTAAATGTTTGTGATAGTATTGATACATCTGCAATTGACTGTAACAAATTAAAGATACAGCCTAATTTTTCAATTCCTGAAATAGATGTAACAGATGTAGTTAATGGAGGAAATTTAACTGCAGGTGTATATCAATTTGCAATACAATATTGCGACGCTGGTGGAGAGCCTTACACATCATACTACTCTGTAACAAACCCCACTCCAATATCCAACGAAGATATCACCACTCTTGATTTCAACTATTCTGTAGGAAAGTCTATAGAACTATATATAAAGAATCTAGATCTTACAAGATATTTTGAATATTACAATATTGCTGTAATTAAAACAATTAATGCAATAACTTCTGTTGAATTAATTGGTACGTATTTTATTGATGGTTCTTCAAAAACAATCACTTACACTGGTCAGAATCAAACACAAATAAGACTTACGCTAGATGATGTGTTTGAAAAATTCCCATATTACGATATTGCAAGTGATGTAACTGCTGTACAAGATGTTATAGTTTGGCAAGGTCTTACATCTATAGATCAAGTTAACTACCAGAAGATTGCTAATCAAATAACTCTTCAGTGGGAAACTTGGAGAATACCCTCTACAGAAAACTATTCAAACTCAGTGAATGCCACAAATCTTCGTGGTTATTTAAGAGATGAGGTTTATGCATTTGAAATAGTTTTCCTATTAAAGAATGGTCAACAGACAGATGGTTTTCATATTCCTGGAAGAACATTGTCAGTTAATGACACATTATATCCAGACGTACCTGATACAAACCCTGACTTCATAGGAGAACCTACGTATTCCTCTGGAGGAATTGGATATAGCCCTTATTGGAAAATATACAACACCGCCACAGAAACAGGTTTCTCAGAAGGATATAGTTCAAACGTAGATTACAAAGGTGCATACAAATATGGTGATTTTGCATATTGGGAATCAACAGACGTATATCCTTGTAATACAGATGTTTGGGGAGATTTAGCAAATCAACCAATCAGACATCATAAGTTTCCAGATGCGCTTGTAAGCCCTATATTTGAAAGTGCAGTTTATGCATCAGGAGCTCCATTAACTCCTGTTGAGACAAAGAATGCAGTGTTTCCAATAGGTGTAAAGATTAATGTACAACAGATTAGTCAACTTGTACAAACATCAGATTTAACTGCTGACGAGAAACAAAACATAGTTGGTTTTAAGATTGTACGTGGTAACAGAAATACAAACAAGTCTGTTATTGCAAAAGGTATTTTAAGAAACGTAGGAAAGTACAACAGAGAAGGAACCGATTATTATTTTCCAAACTACCCTTACAACGACCTTAAGAAAGATCCTTTTATTACAACTAAAAGTAATGCTTTCTTAGGTCAGTGTGAAAGTTATAGAATAACTGTACTCACTTCAGGTGAATACGAGTATACAGATTGTTACACTGCTGAATTTATAGAAGCACCGATGACCGCTGGTGATGTTATTACACAGTGTACAATCGGAACAATTAGAATTATAAGTGGAACTGCAACAGTACTAAAAACTTCATGGTATACATATAAACTCTCTTCAATATCAATTCAACATACATGGTTTTGGATTGATCCTGTTACACTTCTTACAAAAAGCTGGATAGTTGGTCCTGGTCAAAGTATTACAGTGAATTCAAGCATCTTGCCAAATCCTACACCAGCATTTGCAGGAACATTTACAAGAAATGCAATCAGCAATATAAATAATCCTTCTTGTTCAGGAACAGACTTAGATGGATTCTCAACAGACGATTCCAAATTCAGACATGTATTCAACTCTCCAGAAACATCCTTTGGAAGTCCTTTCTTAGGAAGTGTTTTGAAGTTGGAAAATGTAATGTTTGGTGCTGGTAGGGCTCACTTTGTAGAAGTGAAGAAGAATGCAATGTATAAGCTTATTACAAAAGAAGCACAAGAAGATGCACTGAAAGCAAGTGAAGACGTTGCTAGAATTGCAGGAACTTTTGATGCCACTGCAATGTTTACAGCTTATCAATCCTACTTACAGATATATATAAATGGTATTACAAGAAAGAATTATGGATATTCTTTCAACTCTATAGCTGAGTATAACTATTCAGCCAACATAGATAATAATCTGGGAATTAAACAAAGAGAACTTGATCTCTATCAATATCTTATTCCTGGTGTACAGAATGTAGGAGATAATTATAATGTAAACAATTTCCAAAGAGAGTCTTCTGTTTATTTGAAAACAGCAGGAACTACACCTCTACCATTCCCAGATAAAACAAACAGTCTCGTTCTCTCTTCTGGAGGAAGTTTGATAAGTGATGATTCAAGATTTATAATATCACAAAAAGACAGCTGCCTCACTCCAGAAAAAGAACAACCTATAAGTGTAGTTAGTTATTACGCAGCAATTAAGAACATCATCCCTAACCAATGGGGTCAGATGTATTCTTATGAAACAATAGATACAGGAGCGCAAGTAATATTCAACCTATCTAACTCTTATACAGGAACAACTGTTTTTGGTGGAGACACATTTATAAATAAATTCTCATTCAAAACAAAGGTGCCCTTCTTTATTGATAATAGGGTGGGTGCTCCTGATGATAGTGATGTGTTTTATGATGAGCTTGGAAACATTGGCTATCCAAAGTATTGGCACTCTGCAAGATCTGTTCTTAGTAACTACACTGTAGGAGGTAGTACAGGACCTCTTAAAAATATTATTTCCTACAAAGCACATAATTTTGATTGCCCAAATAGTCAAGCAGATACATCTGGTAATCCTGGAAGAACATTCTATGATGGAAAAATGTACATGTTTACTTATGGTATTCCTACATTCTATTGTGAATCTAGTGTAAACGTAGACCTTAGACAAGCATTTAATAATAAGGAAGGAGATTTCTATCCTCATGTTAGTACAGGTATTCCTGATGAATGGGTGCAGGAAAGTAATGTAACTATTGCATTTGACAACACTTATTATTACAATCCATCTTTCTCAAAACAGAACACTGAGAATTTCTTTTCACACCTTCCAGTTGATTGGACTGGTGATCAATGTTATACAAATTTTCCATTCAGAGCAATATATTCTGACAGACAACAAAGTTATACAGACAATCGTGTAAATAGTTGGTTGATATACAGACCAATTAGCTTCTTTGATTTTCCACAGAATTATGGAAAGCTCACAAGCTTAGATGGTATTCAGAACAGAGCTGTCCTTGCAAGGTTTGAAAACAAATCATTGCTTTACAACACTCTATTAACAATTGATACAAGCAATCCTCAAGCTGCTTACGTAGGAAACGACACATTGTTCAGAAGTTCTCCTCCAATAGATTTTGCAGAAACAGATCTTGGTTATGTAGGAAGTCAGAATAAAATGTTGTTAAAGATTCCTCAAGGACAGATAACAATTGATGCAAAAAGAGGACAAGTGTTTCTAATTTCAGGAAACAGTGCACAAGACTTGTCAGCATTTGGTTCAGGATTGAATAGGTTCTTTACAGATCATCTTGCTTTTGAAATACTTAGATATTTTCCAAATGTTCCTACAGACAACCATTTCAATGGTGTAGGATTGCATGGTGTATTTGATAGTAAGTTTGATAGAATTATAATAAGCAAGCTTGATTACATTCCTCTAAGAAACGACATTAAATACGACGCTGTTAAAGATGAGTTCTACATTGAAACCCAATATAGAATGCCTGATGAGGAACTATTTTACAGCGTGGTTCGTGAAGTTGTTTATTTAACAGACACTACATATTTTTGTAATAAGTCTTGGACACTCTCTTTCAATTTCAATACAAAGAGTTGGGTGAGTTTCCATAGCTATATTCCTAACTGGTATATTGCAGAAAACAATTTCTTCTATTCTGGAATAAATACAGGTTGTGATTTACATGCAATTGCTGTAGAGAGGATACCAACACCAACCACCACTACAACGAGTACAACAAGTACAAGCTCTACAACAACCACTACAACTACAACACTCGCACCTCAATGTACTCTTGCAGGAAATGCTAGAGTTGGTGTTTGTACACTTGCAGGAACTGCAGTGCTAATACCTCCAGTAACTACAACTACAACCACAACAACAATAGCAGCAAACTGTACATTGGCAGGAACAGCACAATTTATTCCACCAGCTTAAAACCTTAAAATATTATAAAATGGCACAAACAGTATTAATAACATTGACTACGGCAGGAGCTGATACAGGACCTTTTAATCTATTTTCAAATGTAGATGGTTATGTATCTGCATTTCAAACAGGAGTGGCAAAAGCTTCTCTTGTTTCAGGATTTACATCTACAGTTGTTCCTGATGGAACATCTATAATAAGGGTGAAGTCTACAAGTGTTCTTTGTCCAAACTTTATAGATTTGGCAGTTTCTGGTGTCACTACCACCACAACCACCACTACACAAGATCTTATTCAGGTGATTCTTTATGGTAGGCATGATCCAGCTGCTTCCGCTTTCCCACTTTTGGCATTTGCATATTCACAAAATGGAGGAGTTTCATGGACTCAAGTGGGTGCATCTTTTGATGACACAACTTGTACTCAAAGAGCTGTTATCAGTGTACAAAGAAACTCATCTCTTTCAATAAAAGTTGTTCAAGATGGAAACGTTGGAAATACATGGCAATCAAGTAGAAGTGGTACAAGCTGTCCTGCTTTCACAACATTGAATTGTGTTTGGCCAGCAACAACTGTACCAAACTCAATAACATACTACTTTACAGTGAATGGTGATAATCAAGGAACTTGTTAAGAATAACAAATGGCTAAAACAATAATCATAAAGTTAACTAGTGCAGGCAGAAGAACAGGCCCCTTTCAGATATTAGATGATAGGGGCAATGTTCTTGCCAATGATGTTTCTAAACAAAACATCATTGATGGCTTTACAGTTAGTGTTGCTGATGAAACAAAGGTTATTGTAATAAAATCTCTATACACATGCTGTAACACCTCAATCAACGTCTCAATAGGAACAGCTACAAAGGAGGAACTAGCAGCTCAACAATTTAAAGACACAAACACTGCATCTCTTTGGAGGCATTTGACAAACACCACTATTTATAATAAATATTACGGCTGTACAAATCCTTACATTATAGAGTATTCATTTGCATTTAGATATCAAGATGAGATTCTTCAAAATATAAAAGACTACACAAAGGTGTATCAATACCTTCCTTCAGAATATGGTGTGTTTGATGACAATCTTAAAGTTGAAATAGACAACCAGTATTTTGATAAATCAATTCTTTATAATGGTCAGCAGTCTTCTGGTGTGTTGAAACTTGTTCCAAAACCAATTAACAACCTGAGTGACTATATGAAATATCCTATTTACAGCGTAGACAGTAAAACAATAACATTTACAAAAAGCGATAACTTCTATCAGTATAATACATTTTGGTCTTTGGTAAGAGATAAGTCTAAACCACTGTTCATATCAACATGTGAGTCTCTTTCAATTGACAAAGTTGTAAACCAATCTAATATGGACTACTCTAAAAGATCCTTTAAGAAGGAACCTTTGAGAGCTAAAGAACTTAAAGTTAGACATATTCTTGATTCAAGAAGTGACGTGCATTTAGTTTCACAATTCTTTGTAACAGCAAACCAAATCTCTTACAAATAACATGAAGAAGTGGTTAGATAAATATGAAGCTCCAAAAGCCCAGAATGGTATAGAAGGAACCATGGGAGGTCTCACTGACAAGGGATTTAATTACAATGGTGCATGGGGTGGAACAATGATGGCAGGAGGTTCTCTTCCTGGTTCTGTAGGATTCACGTACGCACGTACAGGAAGCATTCCTTCCAACGGTCCTTATGCTAAGAAGACAAAGGCTAGTGCACAAGATGGTACAAATGTAAAAAAACCATCGGTTAAACTTTCTCCTGATGAACTAAAAATGGAGCGTTTAAAACAGTATGCACAACAAGCTTCTAGAAAAGAAAACCCCAAGTTACAGTCTAGAGGATCTACACCTGACGCTGTAAGAAAAATGTTATATGAAGATTCCCAACGTGGAGAACTGAAAAACCAAATACTAAAAGGTGCTGATATTGCTACAGACATAATGCAGGTTGGAAACTTTGTTCCTCATCCAATAGGTCAAGCTATTGGTAAAGCTGGTAATGCAGCTGGTGCTTGGGTAGATGCTGCACAAGCAGCTGGTGATCTTTATAATGGAAATTATGTATCTGCTGCAATAAATGCAGCAAGTGTTGCACTACCTAATGTACTTGCAAATAATGAGTTTAGAAGAAATAGTAAATATTTAAAACCAGGACAACCTTTATATCCACTTAGTCCACAAGCTGGGATACTTCCAGGGGGATATAGTAGAACACAATATATAGAACCTTTTACAAAGGTGAGAGGTATGACAGATAAATCTCTATTAGCAAATCGTGCATTGCTTGGAGTACTTGGTGCTGAAACAGCTTATGATTCTTATCAGAATGGTGGTGAAATGAAATACTACCAAGAAGGCTTGGATTTCAAACCTAAGACAATCAGTGAAGATGGTTCTATTATAACACCTTATGGACAATGGGAATATCCTGGTGAGGTGACAACAATTCCATCTAACGAAATAACAATGGAAGGCGTACCTTATCCTGTCCTTGGAATATCAGACACTGGTGATACACAGATGATGTATCCTGAGGAAGAATATGAGTTTGATGGAGAATCAGTTACAGAATACCCAATAGCAAAAGGTGGTATTAGTGTTAACAGTGCTGATGCTCAACCTATTAAGAAGTTAGATCAATTGCTTAACTTTACAAACTATAATAAACCATCCAAAGGTGGATGGTTATCAAAGTATGAAGACTAAAATTTGTAAACTTTGTAAAGAAGAATTATCTATTGATAATTTTTGGAAGAATCCAAGTATTAAAGATGGGTACTTTAACAAATGTAAAACTTGTGCAAAAAATGTTGGATATTTAAACTCTTTAAAAAAGCAAAAATATCTAGCTGACAATATATGGACATGTTCTTCTTGTAATAAAGAACTACCTCTAACAAGTGAGTTCTTTTATAAAAGAACTGATTCAGAAACAGGATTTCAACACAGGTGTAAAAACTGTCTTCAAAAAGATCCTAATAGGTGTGATAGATTAATTAAAAAAGATAATCTAGACTATTATATAAAAGACAGATTTCACGGTGCTAAGAATAGAGCTATTTCTAAAAATATACCATTTGATTTAACTATAGATTATTTACAAGATCTTTGGAAAAGTCAAGATGGTAACTGTAAGATTAGTGGTTTAAAAATGACCCATACTATACTTCATGGAAAATTAGATACAAATGCTAGTATAGATAAAATAAATCCATCATTAGGATACGTTGAGGGAAATGTTCAATTTGTTTGCAATAGAGCAAATATGATGAAAAGCAACATGCCTCTTGACAATTTAATATATTTTTGCAAATTAATAATAGAAAATAATGAGAAAGAAAGATTTTCTTAAGATAGCTAAAGTTAAAGATGTTGATGAGTTTTACCGTAAGTTTCCTACAGAGGAAGCATTTATGGCTAAACATGGCAAAGCTTTTAGCAAAGCTCAAAAAGGAATCAAACTGAGTGATCCTGATGTAGCATCTGGTTTGAAAAATATTGTACAGGGATCTATTCAACTGAAAGAGGATATAGCCAATGTAAGGAAGGCAAAACAGTATGGTAAGATTGCTGAACTTGCACAGAAAGCTGTTCGAAAACCAGAGGTTCCCAGAAGAAGATATATTAGACCAGAAGATACAATAGTTAATTCTATGAATCCTATGGGATCTGGAACAGACTTCCTTCAGATGGAAATGGGAGGAAATGTTACAGAGATTCAAAACATGTACAGTCCTGGAGATATATATTCTGACATGGGATATGAGCCTCTTGATGATAGTAATATAAAACAATATCAACCAGGAGGAAAAATTTTTGGATTAGGTTCTCAAGAATATGGTCAACTTGGTGGAGGTCTTGGAAGTCTTATTGGTGGTGGATCAGGAAAACCTTCTGGAGCAAGTCAAGTTGGAAGTGGTGTGGGTGCAATTGCAGGAAACATTCTTCTTCCTGGAGTTGGTGGTATCATTGGTAGTGCTCTTGGAGGAGCAGTTGGAGGACTTATTGGAGGCGGTCAAGAAAAGAAAATAAAAGAACAAGAGAGAAAAATAGGAAACCTTGCTTTTCAAAGTGGTGTTGTAGGATTGCAAGATTCAATGTCAGCATACATGAAGAATGGTGGTTGGGTTTCTAATGATTGGCAGCCACAAGTAATTACAAAGTTTGGAGAGTATGACGTTAAAGATTTGCTGAAAGCTCCAAATGATGCAGACATGCTGAGGTCTGGTGGTCATCTTAAAGACTACACAGCTCCTAGTGCAAGAGCTATGTCTACAGAAAGACCTGATTTCCAAATGGGTGGAGAGCTTCAAACCTATTGGGGTGGATATGCAGAACCTATTTCTCAAAATCCTTATTTACCTGATGGTGGTGAAACTGTAATGTTTAGAGGACAGTCTCACGATGAATCTGATGGACAAGGAAGAACAGGAATTGGAATCACTTATGGTGACAATCCTGTAGAAGTTGAAAGAGGTGAACCTGCTGTAAAACTTAGAGATGGAGGTAGTAATGAAGAAAACCTTGTTGTATTTGGTAATATGAAGATTCCTTCCTATGGAGTTAGTGAGTTGGATGATCCTAAAGCAAAAGGTATGAAGTTTAAAACATATACAGCAGGCTTGAGCAAAATTGAAAACAAAGCAAATAAAACAACTGACAAAGCTTTAAAACTTTTAGAAGATACTGAGGTAGATAGTCCTTTTGATCTTCTGTCAATTTCTACAGCTAAAGCAATGTTAAAAGGATCTGACATGAAACTTAAAGATGCAGCTATGAAAAAACAAACAGCTGCTAGTATACAAAGTGCAATATTAGATACAGCAGAAGAAATGGGAGTTGAAAGTGATTCTCTTTCTAGAGGAAAAATCAAATCTGCTAAATCTGGAGGCAAGTTCACCTCTGCTCAGGTGGGAATCAATCAACCTTTGACACCAATCCCTCCTGTAAATACATATTATCAAATTCCAGTTAGAGAAAATCAACTTCTTAAAACAACTGCTGCTGTACAAGAGTTGGTTAAACAACAGCAACAACCACAAGTAAAAAAAGCTGCACCAAAATCTAAAGTTACAAAAGCTTCTGCTATAGCAGCTCCTATAAAAGATAGACTTTTTGCACCAGTAGCACCTATAAAAAGAGACATACCAAAACTTCCAGCTATTAGTTCTACTATTGATCCAGACATTTCAAAACGTGTAATTTCTGATTTAGAAAAGCTTAAATCGTCTAAACCAGGTGAGCCAGAAGATGAGTTTGATATGTCAGATTTTCTACAAATGGTAAATCCTTATTTAAGACCTGGTGTACAAAATCGTTTAGACCCAGGTCAACTTGCTCCAGAGATGTTTGCTCTTTCGGCAAATCAACTTGAGCCAGTACAAGCCCAACTCTACACACCTCTTCTTGAGGAAGTAAGTAGAATCTCTTTACAAGACCAGCTTAATGAAATACAAGCTGAGGCAAATGCTGCTAGAAGAATGGTTGGTGGTAATCCAGCAGCTCAAGCAGCTATAGCAGCTCAAGCAGCATCTGCCAAGAACAAAGTGCTTGGTGAACAATTTAGAGTTAATCAAGCAATGGAAATGGAGTCTCGTAGAAGAAACTTAGCTACATTGAATGATGCCACTCTTAAGAACCTTGGCATTCTTGATCAACAATATCAAAGGCAGTCTCAGGCTAAATCTGCTACAAAAGCACAAGCATTCACTGCTCTTAGTTCAATTGCTGATAAGATTGCAAAGAATAAAGCTGAAACTCTGAGCACAAATGTAATGGCAAACATGTATCCACAATACACATTTGGTCCTAAAGGTAGGGTGTTTAACACTGGTTTGACAGAATTTAATATTCCTCAAGTTGGTGCTACATCAACCACAAAAGATAGTAAAGGAAATGATCTCATTCCTATATATGGAAAAGACAATAATATTACAGGATATAGGGTGAAAGAGGATTCTAAGCCTAAAAAAGGAAGAAACGGTTCTATCGTAAAAGCAATAAAAAATCTATAACTGATTCAGTTATACCAACTTACCAAGTTTCGTTATGATGTCTTGGTTATTATAATATATTAAATTACATTTGCTAACTTAACATACTATGGCCAGTTTTACAGATTCTTTAATGCAATTTAACCCATACGTTCAGCAATTGCCTGTTGAGGCAATGGCTAAAGTGGGTATGTATAAACAACAGAAGTATGAAGAAGGGGTACAGAAAATCCAAAGCTATATAGACAATGTAGCTGGATTGGATGTTGTTAAACCATTACATAAACAATATCTTCAATCCAAGCTTGATGAGCTTGGAGGAAAACTGAAGAGTGTAGCTGCTGGAGACTTCTCAAACTTCCAATTAGTCAACTCTGTGGGAGGAATGGCTACACAAATTGCAAAAGACCCCACAGTACAAAGTGCCGTATCATCAACTCAATATGTAAGAAAAGGACAGCAAGATATGGAGACTGCTAGAAAAGCAGGTAAATCTTCTGTACAAAACGAAGCATGGTTTAATAATAAAATAAACGGATGGTTAAATAACAATGACATAAATGCTTCTTTTTCGGACTATTATGTTGAATATACAGATATTGAAAAGAAGCTTAGGGATGTTGCAAAAGATGTCCACGAATACGATCGATCTATAGAAATGCCTTTCCAAAGAGATAATGGTGGCAATATTTTATATTTTGATAAAAATGGTAATGTTACAACTCCAGACAAAGGGCAGAGTAGGATTGATGAAGTGCTGCTAAAAACTAAAGTTAAAGGGAAATCTGCTCAAAAGATTCTTGATAACTTTTATAGTAGTATTGATGAGAATGATAAAAGACAGTTAAATATTGACGGTTGGTATCATTATAGAGGGTATACTGGAGACTCGTTTAAACAAAAAATAACAAGTGATATAACTTCTTCATACAATATGAAGAAAGACATAATATCAAAAGAAATTGTCAAGATATCAACAGAGCTCTCTGGAAATTCTAAGCTTACAAAGGAACAAAGAGATGCTCTTACAGCAAAGATGAACGAGTATACAGATCTTGTAAATAAAGGTGGAATAGATAAAGAGCTTAATGAGAAACTTAGTAATATTGGTAGAATTAGCGATGATGAACTTAAGGGTTCAGTTTACATGGAAAAAACATTAAATAAACTGGCCACTGATATTTCCTACCAAGATATAGAAACAGAATATAAAGACAATCCTTACTTCAATGCATTGATGAAGAAGAAGGATTTAGCATTTAAATATTCAGAAGCTGTTAGAGACCAGAAGAATAAAGATAGAGATTACGGATTAAGTCTAGAAAGACTTAATATAGAAAAATTCAAGTTAACGAAAGATGCTGCTGGTAAAGATGTTATATTCGAAAACTTAGGAACATCTACAGATAAAACTCTTCCTACACTTGGGGATTTACAAAATGACATCACTAGTCTTGATGACGAAATGCAAAAGTTTAAACGAGAAAATGCTCCTTTTATTATTTCAGGATATAACGAGATGAATGATGTTCAGAAAAGAGAGGCAATGAATAGCCTAGTTGATCAATACCTAGCAAACCCATCAAGCATCACTGATAATAACAAAAGAAAAATTCTTGATCAGTGGATTGGTAAGCAAACTGATATGACTAGGAAAATGAGCAATTATGTAAACATTACACAAAAGGCAAAACCTTTTGATGACGCAATTAATAATATTGCAGACTCTCTTCCTGGATATGTAAAAAATGGTACACAAATATATAGTGCTAAAGAAATCAGAAGTATAACTAGTGATATTAATAGATTTACTTCTTCTTTACAATTAAACAAATTTGGAGTTCCTATTGGAGGTGGGGTGACAGATTGGGGTAAAATGAAACAAGTATATGCTAATTCAAAATATCTTCCAATAATTAACGTTATTGAGAAAAGACAAAAAAGTGGATTGGCATCATTAGTTGGTGAAGAAATGGAGATTGCAAAAACACTTGATAACATTCGTAGTCAAGTTAGAGAGAAATCAGCTAAGATTTCAAAAGATAAAGATAATTTTATTAATACAGAACTTGGAAAAATAATGCCTCAGTATCAAGATGAAGTTGGTACATTGGATAAAGAAGATAAGGTTACAATGGGAAAAGTTGATAATCTCATTGGTAACATGTATGGGATAGCAAGTCAACTTGGTGGAAAGATTGATTCTGAAAAGTTTGACCCTGCTACCATAACAGCATGGAGAACAGGTAAGCAAGCTAGTGATTTGAAATATGTTGTAAAGAGAAAAGCTGATATGTCTCAAGGAACTCTTCAAATATTTAATGGAAACGAAGTTCAAGAGATTCCACTTAACTCTAAACAACTAGGTAGATATTTTCCACAAGCAGCTAAAGGACATCCTTTAGATAGTGCAAAATATATGATAATGGGTTCTCCTACAAAAACAACAAACTCAGCTGGAGTAGTTGATGGTGGACCATCTGGAGCATTAAATGCTGCATTTACAGGAGATCAACTTCCGCTATTAGCAGGAAGTAAATATTCAAGTTTGGTAAGATTTGACATTGAAGGCGCTTCTGACAACGATGGTGGAGACGAAGATCTATATCAAATTAGAATGTATGTAAATGACAATGGTATTTGGAAAGATGATGTTGTGAACAAAGAGGGCTTTGCAAAATTAGATGGTGTATTTGCAATTATGCAAAACATTGGTACAAAGAAATATCAAGAAATAAAAGATAGCAAATAATGGCAATTTTTAAAGAAGAGTTGATAAACACTCCTTTAGAAGGAGATCCTATTCCGCAACTTGCATTAGGTACTCCTCAATTAAGTGCTATGCCCACACTTCCAAATATTGAAGTTAGTGGAGGCTCTGTAAATAAATCTATAGAGGGACTTGATGCTTCTCAATTATCAAAGCTTGCAAAACTTCCTGGACAAGGTGGTGGTGCTAATCTTATTCCGTTAAGTGAAGTGGCAGCTAACAAAAGATACAACACTTATGTTAGAGGGATGGATCTTGAGAACATTTATGGAATGCAACAATCTGCATGGGCACAATTGGGAAATAGTGCTGTGAAAATGGCAGGATTGGCTGCAGGTACATTTGCTCAAAGTTTTGCTACAATTCCTAATACTATTTCTGCTTTTAAGAATGGTACAACTGCTTTATCTGGAGGACCAGATAGTTATGAAGCTGCAATAGATGATTGGACAAAAAATCTAGAAGACTACTTTCCCAACTACTATACTAGAAAAGAAAAAGAAAATCCATATCTAGCAATAGTTCCTTTCATGCCTGGAAGTGCTAATTTCTGGGGTGATAAAATTATTAAGAATCTTGGTTTTACAGCAGGAGCTATTGGTGGAGCTCTTGTACAAGATGCAATTATTGGAGCTGCTACAGAAGGAATTGGCGCTGCCCCATTGGTAGCGTCTCAACTTGGCAAAGCTTCTTTGTGGTTAAATAAACTTTACGCTGGTAGTACAAAAGTAGATAAGGTTTTAGATCTTGCAAAAACTGTTGGAAAAACTGAACAACAAATTCTAAACATTAAACGTTTAGGAGAGATTGCTGCTGGAACAAAAGTAACAAACGGATTTAGATATGGAATGGGCATATATGGCTCTTCTAGAACTGAAGCTGCAATTGAGGCTCGTGATGGATATAGGCAAGTGAAGGATGAGTTGATTAAGGAATATAAAAGTCAAAATCCTGGAAAAGAACCAATTAGTTCTGATTTAGAAGAAATTGAAAAATATGCAACAGATGCAATGAATACCAGATTTGGTATTAACATGGCACTACTGACAGTATCCAATGCTGTTCAGTTTGGAAACTTGTTTAAATCATTTACATCTGCTCAAAAAGGAATTAGCGGACAGCTTACAAGAGATATAGACGAGGTTGGTAAAATTGGACTTAAGGAAGGATCGCTTGACTTGTTTGAAAGAAAAGGTGCTCAAACACTTTCTGGAAAAATCTGGGAATCTGTACAACCTAAATTGCCAAACATTCTGTCAGAAGGTGTATATGAGGAAGGTGGTCAATATGCTGCAGAAAAAGGAACTTATGATTATTTTACAAGAAAGTATAAAAATCTTTCAAACCCATTATACAAAGATAATTGGAGCACCACTGTTGAAGCAGTTAATTCTACAGTAAAGGGACTAAAAGATCAATTTGGAACAGACGAAGGATTGGAGAACATGATTGTTGGTGCAATCAGCGCAATGATTAGTGGTGGAATAATGTCTAAAATTGATACAGTAAGAGGACAAGGATCTGATGAACGTTTACAAAGTTCTATAAACATTCTCAATCAATATGGTCTCACTGGAGTGTTGAGTAGTAATTTTGAAAACACTTTGAACTCAGCTGGCATTGCTAAAGAGATGGATGAGGCTGTAAAAGCTAATGATGTCTTTAAATATAAAAATCTTAAGAACGACATGTTCATCAACTTTGTACAATCACGTATTCCTTCAGGAATGCATGATGTTACAATTGAACAGTTGAGGATGTTGAAAGATTTGGATAAAGCTGAATTTGAGAAGTCATTTGGTATGGACTTCAATTCTTCCAATAAGTCCACTGTAAATGAATATGTAGATTCATTAATTGATGAAGCTAATCAGATTAAGAAGATTAGTGATTCAATTGATTTTACATTCAAGAATCCTTTCAAGAAGATAGACAACCCAACCACTACTGAAGAGGGAATTGAAACCTCACGTTTTAATGATTTCAATAAATGGAAAGCAGAGCTTACATTTCTTGCAGCAAAGATTCCACATGTAAATAATAGATTAGACTCTATACAGCAAAGTGTCAATAGCATTAGTCCTATTGTTACAAATGATTTACTTTCTCAATTAACAAACAAAGAGTCTCTTAAAGATCTTAGTACATCTTATGAGGAAAAAGCCAATCAGTTAAATAAAACTATTACAGAGTTTACATCTATACAGGATAAGAAAAGAATAAACAATCAGGTTAAGGCATTACGTACAGCTTCTGAAAGAATCAATCTTGGTTTGACAAATGGTGTAGATGGTAAATTATTTGATTATCTACTCAACTTTGAGCTCAATAATCAAGACCCAACTGCTAGCAGACAAGTTGGTCCAGAGAATACCACTGACTTATTCACTTATGGTCATGATATTAATAGGCTCAACTCTCTGAAAGATGATGTGTCTGAATTATACGACAATCTCACAGGCGAAAAAGGATTTAACAAATTCATGGACCAAGGAGAGCAGCTTCGTTCTGGTGCTATTCCTGAGGAAGAAGATAAAGAAGAAAAAGAGATTGTTGTAAAAGAAGGTCCTCAGTTTACAAATAAAGCTGGTGTTAAAGAAACATTTGAAGAGGGTAGAGAATATCAAATTCCTGCAGGAAAGAAAGCTAGAATTGATAAGATTGCTGATGATAGGTGGCAAGTGACTGCACCTGATGGTAACATCACCTTTTATGGATCTGAGGAAAAAGCAAAAGAACAAGTTGATTCTATAAATGAAGAATTTGGTAATCTTCAGAAAGCAAAGGTGATTGCTATTAATCCTGATGGTACACTGAAGGTGGAAGATATAAATGGTGACATATATAATGTCGATCCATCCAAGTTTGAGGGATATGAAAAGGTAGAAACTGAGCAGGAGAAACTGCAGAAGTTTAAACAAGATGTAGAAGAAGATCAAAAAGATATAGAACATACATCTGGAACAATAGCTTCCAAAGAAAATACAGCAAAAACAAAAGCTGAGTTTGATGTAGAGAGTAAGAAAAAAGGAATTGAATGGTTATTTATATCAACTAGTGGTGCGTCTGAAGACTGGGAATCAGGTAAGCTTAGTCCTAGTCAGCAACGTGCTATTACACTTAGGAACAATTACAGAAACCTTCCTAACAGAAACAACCTCAGAATAATCCTTGTTACACAGAATCAAGAAAACTCTCTTGGTTTATCTGGACTGACAGCAATGTCAATGGCTAACACTGGTGTAGATCCTTCTACATACACAGACTTGAATGATGGATTTGTTGGTGCAGTGTATGTTGAACAGGATGGGGCTGATGTATATTTTGTAGATAAGAGTGGTAAGAAACTTGGAAAGGTTGGTGATCCTGTGGACATTAATCAAGTGGTATTTGATACAATGCCTACAACAAGTCTTACATGGAGTGATAAAGAAAATAGGTATAGATCTGGAGATGAGGATAAGGCACAAGAGTATTCAGATAAGTGGAAAGCAAAACGCAACCAACTGTTTAACACTCCAGAAGGAAAATATGAAATCTATAAGTTTTCTGTAAGCCCTGGTATTCCAGACATAGCAAACCTTAGTGATAACAACACTGTTGGTGAAACTCTTATTCCTGAAAATGAGATTGTTTACCAAGAAGGACTTGTTGTAATCCCTACAACAGGAAATATTCAACACCAAGGACGCAACCTTAAGTTTCCTGATGGTGTTCCTGTTTTCCAATACAGAGATGTATTGACATTCCTCAAGACACGTAAGTTCACTAAAGCTGAAGCACGAACTATTTTTGAGGTGATGAAAAAGATGTCTGAAGACATCAAACAAAAACTTGACCAAGGAAAGAAAATAAAGAGCAACAAGAAGTATACAAGGTTCCTTCAAAATGTTCTTTATTGGAGGAAATCACCAAAGACAGATAAGAACCAGATATTCATTGACTATGATACAATGGATTTCTTCTTTGGTGGAAAGAGGTATGATTTGACAAATCTTGGTGCAAGTGAGGCTGAAATTATAGATCAGCTTGAGAATCTTTATGCTAACATCAATAATGACTCTCTTACAAAAAACTTTAGTGAGAAGTTTAATGAATATTATATTGATGAGTCTAAAAATCTTGCAACAAGAACGTGGGATAATTATCAGTCTTATCTGTTGTCTTCAAAGTATCCAGATGGGTCCAATAGGTCAGTGGTAGACATTCCTTTGACAACTCCTATTCAGAAACCTACAGAGCTTAAGCCTTTTAATTTCAAACAAAAGTATTCCATTCTTGAGGGAGTGGAACTTCCTTCTATTGAAGTGAAGCCTGCTGTTAAACCAGAAGCTCCTACAGCACCTGCTCCTTCTGGAGAGAAGATAGGTGATTACACCGTAGATGGTGTAACGCAAAACGTATACCAACTTAATAACGGTCCTGTTGGATTCACAGCCACTATTAAGGATGGTGAAGTTTTTGTAGAGGTTGAATCTAATGACACAATAAAGAAAATTGCTGATAATAAGGATGCTCTTAACAATACAATAATTCCTTTATTAAAAGCAGAAAAGAAATTTGATGCTACAGAAAAAGACGAACAGCATGTTCTTGGTTTTGTTTCTCTTAAAATAGCAAACGATTTACAAAAACAATTGAATGCTTCAGTTGCTCCTACAACAGCAGCTGTATTGCAGCCTGATGTTTCTCCTCTTGCACAAGTGCAAGGAACAGCTAGGACAGAGCCTCTTACAACAGCTGTTTCTACAGATGCTAAAACTGATATAGAAAAAGTTCAGAAATACACTTTGAACAGAGCTAATACAGAGTTACCTCAAGCTCCAGTTATTTCATTATCAATTGTAAATAAAAATGAATCAGGTCTTGAAGAATTAGTTAACAGTGAAGTTAAGCAAGTAAAACTTCTTGAAGTAAGAGGAAGAAATAGTAAAGGTCAGTTAGTAGGTACAGTTTGGATTCAAAGACCAGATGGACAAAGTTTTACTGCTGATGTAATCTTTGATGATGCAGAACTAGCTGCTTTAGAAGGGATTAAACCTACTGCACCAACAAATTTTGGAGGAACTAAACCACCTCCTAATACAGAATATAGAAGAGTGGGTGCTGATGGAATAGAAAGAATTTCTAGTGAAGAGCTTGAGTTGTTCAAAGCTTGGGCTGCTGAAAAGGTTCCTACTATTCCATATACAGTGATGGAGAATGTTCTTACAACACATGATGGTGAGAAAGCATGGGGTGCATTTGAAAATGGTGTTGCTAAGTTTTATAGGTCTGCAGCTAGAGGTACAGAATATCATGAAATAGGAGAAGCTGTATGGAATGGTATGCTTTCTCCTGAAGAGCGTCAGGCTATTCTTGATGAAGAAAGACAAAAGTCTGGTAAGTTTAAAGATAGACAATCAGGAAAAACTTATTCCTATGATGATCCAAATGTAACTGACCAGATGCTGAAGGAGAGAATCATGGATGATTTTGCTGAGTTTAGACTTGGTAAACTCCCTGCTCGTTCTCTGAAGGAGAAAGTTCTTAGATTCTTCAGAAGCATTATTGAATTCTTCAAGCAATTTGTACAGAAACCTTCTATGAAGGAACAACTGTTCAAAGCTATTGATACAGGTAGATTTAAAGAAAGTGTTCTTCCAGAAAGTGTAAAGAATGACTTTGCTGAATATAGAGCTGTAGAAGGATTGACAGAAGAACAAACGCATGACTTTGTACAGGATATTACAGCTCGTGTTTTTCAAATAGCATTTGGAACAAACATGTCTTTGTACAATCCTGAGCAAATTACAGCTCCTCAAATATTTGCAGAAATAAAAGAAAGCTATCAACAAGAAGGAAAATTAGATTTGCTTTCTGAAAATACATGGAGACAACTTATTGGTAAAACCCGTGACTTCCTTCGTACGTTCAAAATAGATTTTGATGAAGAGGGTGTTCTTGGTATAAACGATGAGAACTATAATAAGAATGATTACGCTCGTGAGGCATTCTCTACAGACTGGAAAAAGTCTTCTCCATTTCCTATCAAGTTAATCCTGGGTACATTAACAGAAACTGTACCAACAAGTCAGATAGACACCACTTCTTTGGATCTTCCAAAACAAAAACTGTCTAGTGTAAATGGATATAAAATTCTAAACTTTGCAAGAACCTTTGCAACAGCTTTGGATAAGTTTGCAAACACCAACAGTGTAACAAAACTTGTAGACAAACTTATCGAACTGTCTAGATATGACAGTAATTACGTTCGCCTCTTCACTCGTCTGAAGGGAGATAGAAACACTGTATCTATAGACTTCTCAAAGTTTGAAGAACAAGACTGGAGACTGTTCATCAACTTCTACCAGACATTTACAAAACAAAAACCTAATGCTGTTATACAATATATAGGTGAAAACAACGAAGTGTATAATGGTGCAGCTAATCTGTTCAGTGCTGTAGAACAATTTAAACAGGGATGGATTGAGAATGTTAAGACATTAGCAAATGATAATACATCTCTGATATATTATTATTCTCCAGATAAGACATATAGAACAAAGAAACTGTCTGACATTCCTATTGGTAATCCTCAACAGATGGTTGAGTTTCTTGACAAGCTTGGTATAAACTTCCCATTTGAGGTGTATCAAAACCTTAAAGACCCTCAACAAAAAGCTTTTGGAAGAGCTGTATCTGCAATACACAAATATGCAAGTGAGAAAGAGATAGGAAAGGTTACAGGAGAAACACTCACCATAAATGGTCAGCTGAACACTCTTGCAGAACTTTATATAAAAGCCACCAATCCAAATATAGATTCTACATATTTTGGTGTAGATGGTAAACGTCAGCAATCTTATGCTGATAGTAATGCACCTTCTGTATTTGAGAACACATTTAATGAGGTGGGAACACTTGACGAACTTCTTTCTGCAAGACCTGAACTTAATGATGTATTCTCTAAGAACAGTTTGATTCTAAAAAAAGGAGGACCATTCTTTGACAAAGATGGTAAACGTACAGATAGGAAGTTGAAAGTGGGCTACATCCAAGGTACAAAAGATACAGTGGATGATAAAGGAACATCTACATCAAAGCTAGGACTTGGTAGTAGGTTTACACAAGAGTTTAATCAAAACTTGTCTGGTGACTACTATATTCTTATTCCTGCAGATGGATCTACAGAATGGATGCTCAATCTTGGAAACCAAATAAGTTTTGAAGATTTTGAAGGAAATGAGGCAAATGACCAAATCCACAAAGTGTTCAGAGGTTATCTGGAAGATGAGATTGAACTTGCCCTGTCTGACAGGTCTTATTTAAGAAATGTCAAACCTCGTGCAAAAGAACTTCGTTTCTTCAAAGATATTCTTTCTGAAAACCTTTTGACAAACTTAAACAAGTTAATAGAAAAAGGTGACAAAGAAAAAATCAAAGAGTTCATTGATGAAAATATTGCTGAGATAAATGCAAACATAGACGACTATGTAAATGGTACAGTGGATGATTCCATTAGAGATTTTAAAAAATAATAGTCAGATTTTCCAAATTAATGAGGATGTTTATTCATTCCCATTAATGAATGATAAGTTTGCAAAAGAGCAAGATGTTAATAAATATAACATGTCTGAGGATGAACTGAAGGCATTGTTCAAATTTGCAAACACCAATTACATCATAAACAATATTGAGTTCCATAAGATATTGTTTGGTGATCCTTATCAGTTTGCAATTAAAGAAAATCAACTGGATGAGACAAAACGTATCAAATCATTCCTCTCTCCAAGAAGAGTGACATTTGATAGCCCTGAGTTTAACACATGGTTGAATAGTAAGAATAAAGCAGGAGACATTTCTCTCTTACCTGGAGATCCTGGTTACCATGTACATAAAAGCTACACTTCAACAATCACCACTGCTGACGTAAATATTGTTGGTAGTATTGCTATGACGGAAGGTGTTCCTAAAGATATAAAAGATGCTTATGCCAAAACAAATGAGGCAGATGCAGCATCTATATTGATGGACACTACATACAGAGAAATCAAGAATAAGAACGGACAATGGAGTAGGGAAGCTGAAGATTGGCATCAGTGGCAAATGGCTTATACAAGAAACAGAATGTCTACCAAAGGATTGTACACTTATACAAATGACAATCTTAAAAAACAAGATGAGAAAACTATATCATCTCCTTCACCTAAACATACATTAGAGATATTGAAACCTATTGTGACTGGTAGTAAACACAATAAGAACACTATCGATCTTGTGTTGGATAAGTTTTCTCAAATGCCCATGTATTATAGCATGATTGAGGGAACCAATCTAGAAAACCTCTATCTGAAAATGATGAAGGAGGATGTAGGATATACAATAATGATAAGTGGTAGAAAGGTTGGAGCTGAAAGTCTTCATAGTTTGTACAATCAAGATGGCTCATTTAATCAAGAAGCTTTCAATAATCGAATTGAAGTTCCTTGGAAGGCTTATGGTATTCAAGTGGAAACTACAACAGAAGACGATAAGTATCAAACAAGAGGATCTCAGCTTACTAAAATGTCAAGCATGGACCTCTTTAGCAATGGTGAACCTCTTAGTAAAAATCCTGAAAGACAAGCAGTTATAAGAAAAGCTTACGATAGGAATAAAGATATTCTTGACAAGATGCATGAAAATTCTTATTATGAGCTTCTTAATAAATTAGGAGTTGAAGACCTTGGTGATAGTTTTAATGTAGTGGATAGGAAGAAACTTTCAGAATCTCTTGAACATGAGATGCTTAGAAGGGAGCTTTCTGACAATGCTATTGATACTGTTAGAACTGATGAGAACGGTCAATTCAGAATACCATTTGAATCATCTCCTGCATACACACAGATAAGAAGTCTTATGTTCTCTATGGTGGACAAAGCTCTTGTTTCTCCAAAGATGAGTGGTGGTGCACACGTACAGGTTCCTGTTACACTTTGGGAGTCTGCTACAAAAGGAAGAAGCTTGGCTTATAAAACCAAAGATGGTTGGAAAAAGATAACCAAAGAGGCATATGATAAGCTAGATGAAAATGAGAAGAAGAAGGTGGCTCTTACAGACGACACTCTTAAGTTCTATACAAAGGATGCTCCGTATTGCGAAGTGATGATTCCTCATTGGTTCAAAGACAAGTTTCCAAAAAACAAATTCAAGACAGATGAAGATATTCTTAACTATCTGAATAATACAGAAGAAGGTAAGAAGATTCTTACAGGTATAGGATTTCGTATTCCTACACAGGCAACAAGTTCTGTTGAGGTGTTTAGGGTGAAAGGGTTTCTTCCAAAATATATGGGAGCAACAGTTATTGTACCTTCTGAAATCACCACTAAGTCTGGATCTGACTTTGATATTGATAAACTCAATATGTACCTGAAGTCTGTATACGTGAATGCAAGAGGTGAGGTTAAGTTGATAAAATATCTAGGATCTGAAGGAAAAACAAAAGAATTCTTTAGAGGTGAGTTTGATAGGATTCTTGAAGGTAAAGCAGTTAAGAAAGCTGAACTACTTGAGGCAGTTGATATTCTTGCATACAATTTAGCAGATCCGAAAAACCTTCTTAAGAGGTATGATGGTATTTTGAATGTACTTTTAGAAGAGTATAACGATATTTCTGATTTGGCAGATTCTCTTATGAAGGATTTGGAAAAACTTGGAGATGAGTCTGTTCAAGCTGATCTTAAAGAAAAGTTTGTAAATCAAGCATATAAGCAATCCCTTGAGAATGAATATTACGAATCTCTTGAAGAATTACTAACTCTTCCTGAAGTGTTCCAAAGATTAATATCTCCTGTAAGTGATGGCGGTCTTAAGAAACTGTCTGAAACACTTGATGGATTAACAGGTTTTGATGAGAGTAAGATTAAGAACAGACTTCTTAACAGAAGCTATATGACTGCTCTCAGACATGCTTTTGTATCTGCAAAGAAATGGGTGGGTATTGCTGCTGTTAATATTACAGGACACTCATTGTTCCAGAAGTCTCAAATATATCTTGACCCAGAAAGATTTGCATTTTTACCAAAGAGGGACAAAGAACTTCTTGGAGATGGTTCAGTTGTTCTTCCTCACAACACTGTTGTTGTAAATGGAAAGACATACATATCAATGTCTGGAGCAAAGACTGAAGATGGAACACAATACATATCTGATAGATTGTCTGGATATGGTACATCCTTTGTGGATGTTGCAAAAGATCCATACATCATGAAGATTATAAAGAGTGAATTGGTTGTTGGTACATTTATGTATCTTGAGAGAATTGGTGTAGGTGAGAAAGCTGCAATGTTCTTGAATCAGCCAATCATTGCTAAATACCTTAGCCATCTGGATAGCATTGGTTATAAAAACCTATTCAACAAAGGTAATATAACTAATGCCCTGGAATCCTTTCCTTCAAAAGGAGAAACATTTAGGGCAGCAGGTGTAGATGTAAATTCTCTTGAGAGTAATATTGAGAAGTACTACAAAAATGGTGGTAAGTTTGACACAGACATAGACAATGCTGTTCAGCAAAAGATATTCTTTGAGTTCTTGAAATATGCTAAAATGGCTGAGTTCAGTTTCAACCTCACTCAAGGATATAACTACGACACTACTAGATTTGGTAGTGGTGACGCTCTATTCAGAAAGCAAGTAAAAACCCAGAAAGCAAGAGACAGAAATATATTCTCTTCTATAGATAAGGTTTTTGATACATCATTTATTGGTGAACAAGCTTTCTTAATTGACAAGTCTACAGAAGCATTAGGAGAATATCTGAAGCTTGAAAATCCAAAACTGAGAATAATAAGCGACAGTGTTCTAAGACCATTTGCTGAGAATCAGTATTTGTCAGCTGACGATTATGAAAGGATAGGAAACAGGATTACGTCATCTTTCCTAGACTTCATAATTCAAACTAAGACAACATTAAGTGATGAAATAAAAGAACTATTGGTAGATCCTGCTACAGCTGTAGCTACACAACTTGCTGAAGCTCAGGCTAAGTTTCCTGAAAACAAGTTGTTGAATGAACTGCAAGTGGTTAGTTCTGATAGGTTTGATGGAGCAAAAAGCATCAAGCTTAGGACAAATGATAAGTCTGCATACAGTGAAAATCTCTACCAAGGAATGTTCAGACAACTCAGAGACACTCCTGAGACAAATGCTTTATATAATAATATTGTAAAGCTGGCTATTCTTCAAGGAACCTATCAGAGTGCAATATCAATAAGGAACGTAATTCCTATTGAAGACTTTAGTAAAACAATTGCTCCAGTTATTGCAAATCTTGTAGCCACTCCTGAAATAGAAGCATTTGCAAAAGGAGCATTCCAAAGGAACAATTGGAAGAACCAAGATGTATGGAGAACAATTTCTCCTAAGTTTTTTGTAAACGATGAACCTATTGGACAAGTTGAGACGTACAGCGGTGATGTTATTGACATCTATCAATACAACTCTCCTGCATTTCCAAATGTTGCAAATCTGAATATAAAAAGTGAAGATAGGAAAATCCTTACACTGAATGAGGCTTATAACTATCTCGATGTACAAAGAGACTTCCTTTTAGTTCCTGCTGTTGTTACAGATAGAAAGACTGGTGATATGATTGATGTTGAGACAGGAACCACTATGGCAAAATCAATGATTGCTCAAATGAAAGCAAAAGGTGACATGTCATACAAGGATGTATATGGTTATCAGAAGGTGAGATATGATAATGGAGATCCTGTTCTTACATATGATAAGGATGGAAATGCAATACACATTTACAAACTTATCAATTTATATGGAGATGGAGTGTTTGCTTCTGAGTATTATAATGTAAACAAACCTTCTGTGTTCAACAATGGTACAAAGAAGATTGATAATGAGATTCCTAACGCAGACATTATTAACTACTTTGCTCCAAGAACAACAGATCCTAAACCAATAGCTCCTACTCCTATAGAACCTAAACCTGCTGAAGAACCTAAGAAGAAAGAACTATTCACTCCAGAGAAAGGAATTGCTCAGAAATCATTCAGAGGCAAACCGTTGAACTTTGTAGACAAGATTCCTACACAAAAGGAAACAGTTGTTGCAATGCAGAACAATAGACAAACTGGTGTAATCACTATAGATTATAAAGCCATGGTTCAAAAGTTTGACGATAAGGCATGGACTAAACCAGCTAAACAACTCGATGGATCTTTTGCTACACCTTTAGCTGAAGATGCATTTAAAAGTGCAGAGGAATGGTTTACCTTTGCACTGATTCATGAAGTGAAGCATGATACAATTTTTAAAGAACCAGGAGAGACAACAGGACAATACGAGGATAGGATTAATCAAGCTGCTATGAAAGACCTTGAGGAAAACTATACAAAACCTCCAGTTGTAGATAATTTTCCTGACAAGAATTTGAATGTTAAAGATCAAAAATGTAACTAATGGCTTGTAGATTAGATGTTAGAAAAGCAATATTAGACAATGCCTTTGATGAAGCTTTTGAGGGTAGGTATACATTTACACGTATGTCAGACGACACTGTCAGAATAAATGGTCAAGTGGATGCTGCACAAACAAAGGCTTTAAGTAGGAACCAGGCTATTAACATAGCTAATCAAAAACTAGAGTCAATTAAGAAATCATTCAATAATGCAATAACTGGATATGTTACAAACAGATCTGAATATGATCCAGTTACAATTACATTAAACGTTAATCCAGCATACATTGAATATGAATATAGGAAACTACCATTAGATAAACAAACTGATCCTGCAGATAGAATGTTTCAGCTTCCAGGAACAGAACTATCAAAAGCTTCTCCTGAGACAATCAAACGTATTAAAGAACTCCTCAATAGGATAGGTGTTGATTATCAAGTTGTTAGCAAGATAGCTGTCAATGGTAAAATAATTGGTGCAAATGGTGTTGCTGACATAACACAGAAGCTTATTCAAGTGGTGAATGGTAAAGAAGCATCAGCACTTCCTGAGGAAGCTATGCACTTTGTTGTAGAAATCATCCAACAAACAGATCCTAAACTCTTCAACACTCTTCTGAAGGAGATTAATGGATATAGGATGATGAAGGATGTATTTGCCACATACAGCAGCGATTCTAACTACCAAACAAAAGAAGGTAAACCTGATGTAATAAAACTCAAGAAAGAGGCTATTGCAAAGGTGCTTGCTGAAACAGTTATAAATAAGTCAGAAGGATCTATAGAAAATCCAGAGAATGTTGCTAAGGTGGAGAGTTGGTGGCAGAAAATAGTTAACTATCTAAAAGGATTGTTTAATAAGAGTGGGTTTGACACAGCAGCAATGAAGATTATCTCTGGAGAAGAAATTGGAAGTGTAGATGATGTTAGAAATAAAGAAGCACAGATATACCTACAGAAAGGTACTAGAGATTCTATATATGAAAAGCTTAAAGACATTTCTTCAAAGATTGAAAAAAAGGACGACGGATATTATATAGATGGTAAGAAGGTGCCTAGAAGGGTAACTGATCTTGTAAAAGATTGGTATGAGAGAAGGTTTAAAGCTAAAGATCTTACAAAGAATGAATATCAAACGGCTTTGTTTGATTTAAAGGCAGAGAAAGGAACAGCTGGTCATGCTGATCTTGAATATGCTTTTACTGTATTTGTAAACGAAGATGGATATTTAAGAACCACTCCACTTGATGATAGTGGATATGTTTCCCAGCTCAATCCAGATAATAGGGATATGTATGAGCTTCTGAGAGATAACTTAAAAGAACGTCTCAACTCTTTTCCTAAAGAGAATGGAGGAACAAGATTCTTGTCTGAAATAATGACGTACGATGCTAAACGTGGGTTAGCTGGTACAATAGATTTCTTGGCAATTGAACCTGATGGTAAAACTAACATCCTGGACTGGAAGTTCATGGATTTGAATGTTGACAAATATACAGATGTTCCTTGGTATAAGGTGAATGCTTGGAGACAGCAAATGGAGCAATACAAACTCTTGTTGGAGAAAGTTTATGGGGTTAAACCACAAGACTTTAAGCAGACAAGAATGATTCCAATCAAAGCTAAATATGTTGGTGGAAATGTTAAAGAAGGAATCTTACCTACACTTTCAGGTATACAGATTGGAGATGTTAACGTAAAAAATGTTAAGGAAGATTACTTATTACCTGTAGGACTAGAAGGTGAAAAAACAGGAAACAAAAAGATTGATGCTCTCCTGGAAAAACTAAATGCTGTATACAAAAAGATGTCTGAAAAGAAAGCTCTTCCTAGTGAGAAGCTTAATAAGGCTGAGCAATTGAATGCTCTCTTTTCTGCTATCAGGCAACTTCAGATTAAACAAAATATCAAACCTTTGTTGTATCAAGCAAAGGTGTTAAATAAACAACTGAATAAACTTCTTGAGCAATATCAAACAAACTGGAAAGGAAAAGATGTTAAATCTTTCTCTCAAGAACAAATCAGCGCTTTCTATGATGAATTGGAAAATGCATACAATTCAATATCACATTACACTACATTAGATACAGAACTTAAGTTTCTATTCCAAGGAGAACTGTCTGAAGAAGATAAAGCACTTAGAGAAGACTTAAGAGATACAGTTGATGATGCAAGAGGTATATTATCAGAACTATCTGAAGTGTCAGGAGAGTTTGTAGAAGACTTTGTAGCTGGATCTGAAGGAGTAGAGAACTTCCTCACTCCTGAGAAGGTGATAAAGGGTATAACAAAATGGTTTTCTTCTACAGCTACAATTCCATTAAAAGCTTTGGAGGTGCTGTATAAAAAAGCAAATAGAGCATTTACATATGCTGCTCAAGATACAATTGTTGAAACCAAAAAACTCACGAACATCAAATCTAAATATGATGAGTGGGCAAAAGGTAAAGGGTTGTCATCTAAAAACTATTTCAGCTTTATAAAGAAAGAAAAGTCAAATGAGCTTATAGATGAGTTTAATCCAGAATTCTATAAAACTCTCAGAACAAAGATTGGTGAGAAGGACATTCAGTGGATTAAGAACAATATAAATGTTGCAGAATATACAGACTTTCTTAAAGAAAAACTGAAAGAAGATTTACAACGTATCCAAGATAAAGCAAGGGTGGGAACTGATGAGGAAATACAGAAAGAGATAAAAAGAGAAATTGCACAAACTAAATCTTTATACGACACATCTACAATAGATTCAGCTGGATGGTTTAACTATGATCTACTTAAAAAGTTTCCTGACAAAACTACTTGGGAATCAAATGAATGGAAAGAACTTAATAAGTCTGAAAACAAACAAGCTCTTGATTTATATAATAATATTAAAAAAAGGAACGAATACTATCAGGAGATAGGATATATCAGTAAGGCTGAGGCTAGGGTGTTTCTACCTTTTGTTCGTAAAGGACTT